ATACAGCGCTGAAGACGAGCAAGAACTTATGTCCAGGCTTTGGAGTCCAGCCATCAGGGACAACCCGCTGGCGTTTGTGATGTTCACCTACCCGTGGGGTGTCAAGGGCACACCGCTGGAGCATTTTCAAGGGCCGCGCAAATGGCAGCGTGAAGTGCTGCTGGATGTGGCCGAACACATCAAGTTGAACCAAGGCAAGCTGGACTTTGACGTGTTGCAAGAGGCAATATCGTCTGGCCGTGGTATTGGCAAGTCGGCGCTGGTCAGTTGGTTGGTGGATTGGATGATATCCACCAGAATCGGCTCGACAACCATCGTGTCGGCCAACAGTGAGTCCCAACTGCGGTCGGTCACATGGGCCGAGATCACCAAGTGGCTAGCAATGTCGATCAACAGCCACTGGTTTGAAATCTCAGCAACAAGAGTCATGCCTGCCAAGTGGCTGACTGAGCTTGTGGAGCGGGATTTAAGGAAGGGCACACGCTACTGGGGCGTCGAAGGGCGCTTATGGTCAGCGGAAAACCCCGATGCATACGCTGGTGTGCACAATTTTGATGGTGTGTTGGTAATTTTTGACGAAGCCAGCGGTATTGACGACTCAATTTGGGCGGTTACTGGCGGTTTTTTCACAGAAAATACGCCAAATCGCTTCTGGCTGGCTTTTTCCAACCCACGGCGCAACACTGGGTACTTTTACGAAGCGTTTAACAGTAAGCGCGAGTTCTGGCGCACGAAAGTGGTGGATGCGCGCACGGTCGAGGGCACCGACAAACAGGTATATGAGCGGATCATCGCGGAATATGGGCCGGACTCGGCGCAGGCGCACGTTGAGGTGTACGGTCAGTTCCCCAACGCGGGTGACGATCAGTTCATCGGGGCCAGCCTGGTGGACGACGCGATGAAGCGGACGAAATACCAAGATCAGAGCGCGCCGATTGTGATCGGTGTAGACCCCGCACGGTTCGGCGCGGATGCAACGGTCATCGCGGTGCGGCAAGGGCGTGACATCGTGAAGATCATGCGCCACCGTGGGGACGACACCATGACGGTGGTCGGACATGTGATCGAAGCGATTGAAGAGTACAAGCCGACGCTGGTGGTGATCGACGAAGGTGGCCTCGGGGCGGGGATTGTGGACAGGCTGAAAGAGCAGCGGTACAAGATCAAGGGCGTGAACTTTGGGAATAAGGCGAAGAACCCGATCATGTACGGCAACATGCGCGCGCAGATGTGGGGCGACATGCGCGATTGGCTCAAGACGGCGGCAATTCCGAACGATAGGTTTTTGAAAACGGATCTGATTTCGCCTATGATGAAGCCTGACTCAAGAGGGACGATTTTCTTGGAATCGAAGAAAGACATGAAGTCGCGTGGGTTGGCGTCGCCCGATGCAGCCGACGCGATTGCTGTTACATTTGCGTTTCCTGTAGCACATCGGCAATATGTTGAGCCAACCCGCCGCGTGAACGCGCAAGGCGGTGGAGTCAACGCATCATGGATGGGATCATGACAAAAAAAGTATCACTGTCAGTAGGTCGAGGCGAGAAACTACCCACATCCAAGGGCGCTGGCCTGACGGCCAAAGGCCGCGAGAAGTACAACCGAGAGACAGGCTCCAACCTTAAAGCGCCAGCACCCAACCCTAAGACCAAGGCAGACCAAGGCCGCAAAGATTCATTTTGTGCAAGAATGGGCGCTGTAGCAGCCAACGCCAAAGACGGCGAACGCGCTAAAGCAGCCCTTAAACGATGGAAGTGTTGATATGGCTACCAAACCTGGACTTTACGCAAACATTAACGCCAAACAAGCGCGCATCAAAGCGGGCTCTGGCGAGAAGATGAACAAGCCTGGCAGCAAGAACGCGCCAACGGCCAAAGATTTTAAAGATTCGGCTAAAACCGCAAAGAAAAAATAATGGCAGATTACACAGGCATCGCCGCAGCCGGTGCTGTGGCCAACGGCGGCAAGCAAAAGGGCTCAGAGTCTAATGTCTTGGCGACGGCTCGCTCGCGTTTGGACATGGCCATCGGCGCGCTGTCTGAGTCTCGTCAAGATGAGATTGATGACCTGAAGTTCTACGCTGGCTCACCCGACAATCGCTGGCAATGGCCAGCGGATGTGTTGGCCACCCGTGGCGCTGTGCAGGGTCAGACAATCAACGCCAGACCGTGCCTGACGATTAATAAGTTACCCCAGCACGTCAGACAAGTGACCAATGACCAAAGGCAAAACCGCCCAAGTGGCAAGGTTATTCCAGCCGACGACCACGCAGACATTGAAGTCGCCGACATCTTCAACGGCATGGTCAGGCACATCGAATACATCAGCGATGCTGACGTCGCGTACGATACAGCGTGTGAAAACCAAGTCTCCTACGGCGAAGGTTACATCCGCATCCTGACCGAATACTGCGACGAAAACACGTTTGACCAAGACATCAAGATTGGCCGTGTACGCAACTCATTCAGCGTCTACATGGATCCAACGATTCAAGACCCGACCGGCGCAGACGCCAATTGGTGCTTTATTACTGAAGACATCACCAAAGACGAATACCAGCGGATGTACCCCGACTCCGCGCCCATCACCACCTTGCAAACGCTGGGTGTGGGCGACCAAAATTTGAGCCAATGGCTCACCGAAGACACCATCCGCGTTGCTGATTACTACTACGTAGACTACGACAGAGCAACGCTTAACCTGTACCCTGGGAACGTGACCGCATTTGAAGGCACCTCAGAGGACAAACAACTGAAAGCAATTTATGGCAAGCCTAAAAAATCTCGTGAATCTGATCGTGTCAAAATTAAATACTGCAAGATTAACGGTTATGAAATTCTTGAAGAACGCGATTGGGCGGGGAAATACATCCCCGTAGTTCGCATTGTCGGCAATGAGTTTGAAGTCGATGGCCGCTTGTACGTGTCGGGCTTGGTGCGAAACGCCAAGGATGCCCAGCGCATGTACAACTACTGGGTAAGCCAAGAAGCAGAGATGTTGGCCTTGGCACCCAAGGCACCGTTCATTGGCTACGGCGGCCAGTTTGAAGGGTACGAGACTCAGTGGAAGACAGCCAACACGACCAACTGGCCGTATTTGGAAGTCAACCCAGACGTGACCGACGGCCAAGGTGCGGTGTTGCCGTTGCCTGCCCGTGCCCAGCCGCCAATGGCGTCAAGTGGTCTGTTGCAAGCTAAAGCTGGTGCATCTGAAGACATCAAATCGTCTACGGGCCAATACAACGCATCTTTGGGTATGTCATCTAACGAGCGCAGCGGCAAAGCCATTTTGGCTCGCCAACGCGAGGGCGATGTGGGCACTTACCACTACGGCGACAACTTGGCTCGCGGTGTGCGCCATATTGTGCGCCAGTTGGTGGACTTGATTCCCAAGGTGTACGACACCCAGCGCGTGGCTCGCATTATTGGTATGGACGGCGAAACCAAAATGGTCAAGCTGAACCCTGACCAACCTGAAGCCGTTCGCAAGATTACCGATCAGAACAACCCTGACGTAGTGATCGACAAAATTTACAACCCCAACGTCGGCAAATACGACGTGGTTGTGGCCACAGGACCAGGCTACGCGACCAAGCGCCAAGAAGCCTTGGAAGCAATGGCTCAACTGTTGCAGGGCAATCCACAACTGTGGACTGTCGCCGGTGACCTGTTTGTCAAGAACATGGATTGGCCAGGCGCGCAAGAGATGGCCAAGCGGTTTGCCAAGACCATCGATCCTAAGCTCATGGAAGACGGCGACAAGCCGCCAGCGTTGCAGGCAGCGGAGCAGCAAATGCAAGCAATGGGTCAAGAGCTTGATCAACTGCATGAAATGCTTAAGAATGTCGGCAAGTCCATTGAAGCGCAGGACATGCAGCGCAAAGATTTTGAAGCTGAAGTTAAGATGTACGAAGCCGAAACCAAGCGAATTGCTGCGGTGCAGGCTGGCATGACTGAGCAACAAATTCAAGATATTGCGATGGGTGTGGTCGCTGCGGCAATGGAGTCGCAAAATATGGCTAATGAAATGCCTGAGATGCCTCAGCAAGAGATGATGCCCCCTGAGCAAGAAATGATGCCACCTGAACAACAAATGGGAATGCCACAATGACACACAAAGCCGCTGATTTTTTAGGCTTGCTGTTTCTAGCACGGGACGTGGCGCACAGCGTTCATTTGAACACCCGCAGCTTTAGCAAGCACAAGGCGCTTAACATTTTCTATGATCGGATTGTTGGTGCGGCTGATGATTTTGCTGAAGCCTATCAAGGCCGTCATGGTTTGATTGGCCCCATTACTTTGCATTCGGCAAAGAAGACTTCCAACATCATTGAGTTTTTAGAAAGCTCGTTGGCTGAAATTGAAGAGGCTCGGTATAAGGTTGCAGACAAGTCAGACTCGTCATTGCAACAGTTGATAGATAATATTGTTGAAATCTATCTTCGCACTTTGTACAAACTGAAATACGTAGCATAAGGACACATCATGGCTAATTACACGCAAGCTGCTGCAACAAACCAAGTCAAAGTTGGTGCGGGCAAACTTTACGGCATCTTTATTTCTGCAACTGTGTCGGGCACTTTGGTCGTTTATGACTCAGGCGCGTCTAGCACTGGTGACCCTAAGATTTCCGACACCATTACTTTGGTCGCAGGGACAACATACTTGAACATCCCTAGCGGTTTGTTCTTCAACAAAGGTTTGTACTTAGTGCTTGGTGGCACTTCCGCATCATTTACGGTAGCATACGAATAATCAAAACCCGTACTGGTGCGGATCACCAGGGAATCTTTGAGATTCAAAAATGACTGAAGAAGTCCAACAACCCTTAGCGGAAGTAGACTCCGCGCCCGCAGCAGCAGTGACGGCCACTCCTGAAGCAAATGTAAATGCGCCGGAAGTCGCTGATGAAGCAAAAGAGTCGAGGGTTTTTACCCAAGATGAACTTGATGCAGCAATTGGCAAAAGGCTTGCAAGAGAACAACGTAAGTGGGAAAGAGAGCAGACTCAACGCCAAGCGGAAACGCAAACGCTAAGAGCGCCAGCAAGTATCCCGTCAGTCGATCAGTTTGAAAGCACTGAAGCCTATGCAGACGCATTGGCGTACCAGAAAGCTGAACAACTTATTGCCCAGCGAGATCAAGCACGGCAGCAATCTGCAATTCTTGAGTCTTATCACGAACAGGAAGAAGAAGCGCGGGCTAAATATGATGACTTTGAACAAGTCGCATACAACCCAAAACTTCCAATTACCGACGTGATGGCTGAGTCGATCCGAGCCTCGGACATAGGCCCTGAAGTAGCTTACTACCTCGGTGCCAACCCCAAGGAAGCGGAACGAATCTCTCGTCTTGCGCCTATCGTGCAGGCCAAAGAAATAGGGAGAATTGAGGCCAAAATGGCCAGTAATCCTCCCGTGAAACGAACTACGTCTGCGCCAGCACCGATTTCGCCTGTCACTGCTCGCTCCTCTGGGGGCCCAGCCTATGACACTACTGATCCACGGTCTACCAAGACCATGACGGATTCGCAGTT